TGCCGAGTGGTTTATCAACTGTTAATGATGTTGTACTTGCAATAGCCGTTACTCTCCGCATAACAGATGTTGTCCCATCATCAATACAGGTAATAAGATCCCCTACATGCAATTGCCGTAAAAAATTAGTATTTGTTCCTGTAACTGTTGTGGGAGCAGTCAACGCTACTGTAAGCTCACCAAGCATATTGGCGGCAGGTTCTGCAAAAGCGGATCTCTTTAATCGTTTCCATGTATCATTAGCGGTCACCGCCTCATCAGCATCCACACCAGACCCTAACTGATTAGTCTCTACTCCATTATTAGCCATTGAAATTGAGCATACAGTATTAGAAGTAATTGCAGTTACTATTCCTTTATGAACTCCGCTGGAGGAGAGCTTAATAACATCTCCAACTCTTAATTCTACATCAAATAATGTCCCTGATCCCAAAATGCCTGCTCCAGTATCACTATTTGAAATAGTACCAGTCATGTCTTTATCAGTATTATTATCAAGTGTAACAGTTACATTATCCGAGGCTAATTTTGTATTTGCTCTGTCTGCAACACAAATTCCCAATGTTAATGAATTTCCAAGAACTCCTGGATATTTTGCTGTAAAACTTGTTCCTGAAGTTGTTGTAGATTCGTATGTATTTTGATATTCTTTATCATTACGAATTAATATTGCACTACCACCAGATACTGCATTTTTTGCAGTTGTAGTATTAGCCGCCCTGACAATTCTCAATTTATTTGAATAACTCAAAAAATTTGCGGCACTAAAAAATGTTTTGTATGTATTTCCATTTGGTTTGCCGAATATAGAAACTAGATCATCTTCTGAAGTAACTAATGTAGGTGTCTCCAAGGGCCCCCATGTTAAATTACCAGCTACAGCACCATCCGAAATAGAAGGAATGGGTACTCTAGTAGTTAAATCGATTTCTGCTACGGCTACTCCTGGACTAACTTGAAAGGCCATATTATCTCTCCCTAAAATATTTTAAATAAAATTCTCTCCAATATATTTATATTTTAACTGATTTTAGAAATGTTTTTATTTATTGTAATATAAATAATAAGATGAAGAAGGCTATTGAAAGATTTGAAAAGAAAATTTTAAAAACACATGATTGTTGGTTCTGGACTGCAAGTAAAACAAAACAGGGTTATGGAATGTTTTCATATGATGGGAAATCGGTTCCTGCTCATAGATTTGCATATATTGCTTATAAAGGACCTATTGAGCAAAATAAAATAGTTCATCAATCATGTAATAATACATATTGTGTAAAACCAGAACATTTATATTTAACCACAAAAAGTGAAACGAGAAACAGATTCTATGAATTAAGAATTAATCCTGAAATGATATTTAATGAATCTGTGAGATATTTGGAAAAATTAAAAAAATTGAGACCAGATTTAAAACATGATATAAACAAATTAATTGATCAAATAAAAGATCCTAAAAATATTTATCGTATTAATGTAAATATTCCGTAGAATATTTTTTATCTATTACCCATTTTTCACCACCCATATCGATAGTTTCTGGTTCATAAGAATTTCTTCCATCATGTATAAATCCAAAAGGAATCAATTGGGATTCCGCTTCTTCTAATTGTTCTTTAAACATTTTTTCACGTAAATCTAAATCTGTAACTTCTGTAAAATATTTTTGATTCACCAACCAACCAAACAAAATTAAAGTCATCATCAGATCATCATGATATCCTTCATCTGCTTCGTAACTAGATCCTTTAGCAATATATGTTGTCATTTCAGTAATAGTATCAAGATCCCAAATAAGTAATTTATCCCCTTCTATTAAATCTTTACAACTAGAACATCCTTTTCTTTTAACTTCTTTTGTAGTTCTAATTCCTAATTGTGAACTTTTTCCAAATCCTCCACCCAAAGTTTGACCGGATCTTCCCATAACACTTGTTTGAAAAATATTAGGATATTCTAAATCATAATGTAAAATATCTGCTACTTGACCACCAATATCATTTATTTCAACTAAGACATATGCATGATTATAATATTTGCCTACATTATCAACAACATTTGGCAATAACATTGGGGAAATATTTGGATCTCTATATTTTGCAACTTGTTGATATGGAAACTGAGTAACATCAATTATTGAAAATGCAGAATAATCTTGACCTCTTCCTCTTGCAACATCAACTATACAAACATATGAATGCTTAGGATCTGGTTCAACATATACATCTAAGCAATCTTTCTTTGTGATAGGCGGTTTATAAGGCATTGTCCTTAATTTTGAAGGAGAAATTAATGTATTTTGTGAACCAATAAAATCACATTCATATTCTTGAGCAAATTGCAATTCACTCGTATTTTTTATCGTTTCTTTTTTCCATGCATCATCTCTTCCAGGGGTTTGGGACCAATGAACTTCAATGGGAATATAATTACTTCTTTTCTCTTCAGCATCAATCCACATCTTATAAAACATGTTCAATCCTTTTGGAGTTGAAACAATAAAAACTTTCGTAGTTTTACCAGAAGAAATTGTAGGATATACTGAAGTAAAAAAATCTTCTGCTAACTTAGGAGGATCAATGTGTGCAAACTCATCCATAAAGATGATATTAAAAGACGATCCACGAACTGCGGAAGAAGAAGTTGAAGCAGATATAACTTTACTGCCGTTTTCTAATTCAATATTACCTCTATTCCAAACAACTACACCTTGTTGCAACCATTTTGGTAAATGCTCATAAGCCGTTTTTAATCTTTGAAGAATCTCTCTTGAAGTAGAACCCTTATTTGCTAATATAGCAATATTAGATTGTGGATTAAAAAGAGCAAAATGTAATAAGTAAGCAACAATCGTTGTTGATTTTCCAGTTTGTCTAGGCATTTTACAAATAACAAAACGATTCTCATGCATTGTCTGAACCATTTCTTCTTGATAATCATAAAGATCAAAGGGCATTAAACCATGATCAACATGAATAATTTGCATATATGTTCTTGCAAAATGCACAGGATCCTTAGAACATCTAAGAAATTCTTCTATAGTTTCTTTATCATATTCTAATGGTTGATATGCCCCTTTAAGAAGAGGATTTCCTGCGTAAGTATCTTGTGCCATTATGTTAACTCGTAATTTACTAAACCTTGTTTTGCAGTAAAATCCATAGCACCTGACATGGATCCTAATATTTTTAATGTAGCAGATTTAGGAGAAACCATTTTTATATCAATAATACCCTTTCTCCATTTAGATTTACTTAAATTTGCTTGATAAAAATCTTTACCACCAATTATGTCACTAACATATTTTTTTGATAAAAGATCATTATTTAAAATACTCGCTACAGAATAATTAAAAAAAGAAGTAATTGTAAAAGGATAATTATTTCTTATTGTTAGTTTAACTTGATCTCTTCCATCAAACGTTTTTTTATTTATAAAATAATCTTCTATTGATTCTATTACATTATCAAGTTCTTGATTTTCTTTTTGTGTAAGTTCTGTCCCCATTGCAACTTTTCGAATACTATCATAAAGAGAATGATTTGAATTTTTTACGACTGCTTTTTTTATTTTTAATACTTCTCTTAGTCCAACTTCATATGTTATGTTTTTTGAAAATTTAAATCTGCTTGCTCCTACTTGTTCTGATGTATATCCCATTTTAGATGCAACCATACACATTTTTTTAAAAAAGCAATTTCTATAAGTAGAATGCTTTTTCATTCCATAAGGAAGAATATTTGACATAAATGAAGCGGCGGATCCTTTATCATATTTACTTGATACACTAACAGTAGTCGTATCAAATTTCAAACTGCTATCAACAAGTTTAAATGCAGGATCAGTTGGAATACTAAAAGATTGTAAATTAATACCAAACATATCAGAAGGAGTACAAGTGTCTGATAACTGCTTTTTAAATGCTAATATTCCTATTAAAATTTCACCAAAATATACACCAAGTTCATCAATATGTCTATCATCAACACCATTCAAATCTATTTCAGATAAATCATCTTTATCTAAATAAGATTTTATTTTTTCTACAACATAATCATTATCA